CTCTTAGAACATCTTTCTTAGTCTTTTGATTAACTTCCATCCATTGAAGAAGGAAGTTGTAATTGTAACGGTATTCCATATTTTAAATTTTATTGTTAAATATTTGTATGTATAGTTTGTTGTTTTATCTCGAAATATCAATGTTTTACTTTAATCTTATTGAGAAAATAGTTAAATTCACAAATTAAATTGAAGAAAAACATTGTTTGTTTAAAGAAAAACTTTAACTTTGTACCGAAATTTACAAAATATATTATTAAGCGTCTATGATTTTACAAAATTTAATAAGAGAAAAAAGACTGCAATCTTCAGATGTCTCTGTGATGGATAAAGAAAAACTTTATTCCTTAATGGAGAAATATGGTGCTTCACGTGGATTTACTTATGATAGGTTCTTTAAGGAAGGCTTTCGTTTGTGGGAATTAGTAGGTGTTGATTTTGTAAAAGATTTTTTCCTTAGAAGTAATCAGAAAAAAGCTGTCCTCGATTACCTTAATGTCTTACGACTTAATGGTGGTTCGGGTAATGGATGGTTCTGGACAGCTATAGGAGAAGAATGGGGTCTTCGTGCATCCTTTAAGAGCTTTATGGCGTTGTTGGGGATGCTAAGTGATGTTACTATTCAGAAACGTTTTTCTTCTGATAATTGGGCGGAATTTGAACGTATTGGAATCGTTGCTATCCTTCGTGAACTTGAGCCTTCATGTGATGTGTCCTTTGACGCTGAGCAGATGCTTGAAGAAGTTTGGCAACAATCGCTCTCTAATAGGTGTGTTAAGTAATGAATTGTTAATAATGTGTTTGATTCTTGTTTAGAAGATGAAACGTGAAGCGTGTGTATCTTTATTGCGCCCTGTGGCTTATACTATCGATTATCGAGGTCAGCATGATGATAAGTTGACCTTTCTTTTTCGTGGTGCTTGCTGGGCGCAGTTGGTACACACCTTTGCGTTTCTTGTTGGAAAAGGGCGTGGAATAGCACAGGATGCCTTTATTTATCGTTGCACAGATGCTGTTGCACGAAATGGAAAAGGCTCGTGGTATTATGCCGTTGAACTTGATGAGCCTAATTTTCATTTTTCTTCTTTAGAGGACATGAAACTCTTAATAGAATCACAACTTGTAAACAAACAGACCTGTAAGGTAAAGTGTTTGAACTTAGATAGATTTTTAAATATATAGACATGAAACATTTAGATGTTACCTTTGATTTAGAAACCGCGAGTCTTTCGCCTACAGCGGCTATTATACAAATCGGTGCGGTTGCGTGGAACCGCTTTGAAGAAAAGTCAGAACGGCTATTTGAAGATGCTTATGAGGTCTCTTTTGGTGTAGATCTTCGTTCGGCTATGATGTCAGGCTTTGACATTGACCCAGAGACTTGTAAGTGGTGGAGTAATAGAGATGCTGCTTTGAAGAATAGTATTCTTAGCGAGCATGTTGAACATATAAAAGATGTTCTTCTAAGTTTTAAAGCATGGCTTGAAGAAATTTGTTCTACGGCAAGTGCGGAGAGTATTTGTTTATGGGCACAAGGCTCAGACTTTGATGTGCCTGTTCTTCGCAATGCTTTTGAAACTTTCGATATAGAGTTCCCTGTAAACTATCACGCTATCCGTGATGCACGTTCTATTGTTCTTGAAACTTTCGTACGTGAATCTATTTACTCAAAAGAAGAAGCATTATCCTTGATTCATAAGGACTATAATAAGGTGTATGATACAGTTTGCAATGGTTTCCGTAGACCTGAATGTTTGTCGGTAAATTTAGCGCATAATGCTCTTTATGATGCAAAACTTACGGCTTGGAGTACATGGTGTGCTCTTCATGGCGTGGATAATGTAAAACATGAAGGATAAGGCGGATGAAGTACGGATTACCTTATAAAGGAAGTAAGAACAGACTTGCAGAACGCATCCTGTCTATTCTGCCGAATAAAGAACATTTCTTTGATTTGTTCTGCGGTGGTTGTGCCGTTTCGCATGCTGCGTTATTGCGCCGTAAATTCAAGACTGTCCATATTAATGATATTAATTGGATGTGTCCAGAGTTGTTTGTTGCTGCCTTGGAAGGTAAATACGTTAATGAAAAACGTTGGATAAGTAGAGAGGACTTTTATAAGTTGAAGGATACTGACCCTTATGTGGCAATCGTCTGGAGTTTCGGTAACAATATGCGTGATTATCTTTATAGTCGTGAACGTGAGCCCCTAAAACGAGCTATTCATTATGCCTTAGTTTTTGATGATTACGGTCCTGGCTTAGAACTGGGCTATGACTTTTCTTTCCTTAAAGAAATAAAAGGAAATCAATCTCGCTATCGAGCTATAAAGACTTACTTATTCGGTGGCGATGGAGTGTGTCAATCTTTTGAGCAGACAGAACATCTTGAGAGACTACAGAGTCTTGAGTATTATGTACATTTGTCTTTTTCTCCTTTTTCGTGTGGAGGGACAGAACTCTCATATAGTTCTGTTGATTATGCGGATGTTTCTATTCCTAAAGATAGTGTTATTTATTGCGACATTCCTTATAAGGGTACCAACGTCTATAACACTGCTGAAGAGTTTGATTACGAACGTTTCTACCGTTGGTGCGCAGAGCAACAACAACCTGTATTTATCAGTAGTTACGAGCTGCCAGCGGATCAGTTCCGTTGCGTTGCTGAATGGGAACACCAGAATACTTTCTCGGCTTCGTCTTATAAAGTAGTTAAGGAACGTTTGTTTATTCCTATTCATCAAGAACCTCCTCAACTTGTAACACAGGGCTGCTTATTCTAAGATAAAGTATAAAAGCCTGAATGTTAAAGAACTTCTAAACAAAAGAGCAATATGATTTTTGACCCTCTTATCTCGGAGATAGCAGCATTGCCGCTAACGATGCTTGTTCGTCCTGCTGACGTGCAGAACGACGACACGCAGACGGCTTGCTGGTGCCCTTTCAGTAAGGAAGAGGGCGATGGTGCTAATACTCCTCATTTTATCATCTATAAGAATGAAAGAGGTGGACTATACAAAGACCCTGTTTCACGTTGGATGTGTACTCGCACGAAACGACAGGGCTATGGTGCTATCGAACTCTATGCGGCTATTCATAACCTTGGCTTCTGGAGTGAACACAAGGGATGCGCTTCTTCTATCACCGTAGAGGGAGAGAACTTGCGCAAGGTGTGCCGTGAACTTGCCGTGAAATGTGGGTACAGCGAAGACGAGATTGCGAAGCGGTGGCCGTCTATCTTGCACCGTGATTATCGTGGTGTCAGCGACCGTCCTTTAACGTCATTCGATTTCCAACCTAAGACGGACTTCACACCACAGGAACTTACAGCTCTTGGGTGTTCGGTATGGGTGGATAGTAGCAATAAGGCTCACTTTGGATTTGATACTGACCGACTGGATAGTAAATGGCATTTTGAGCCTTACTTTATCCAACAGGATTTTGCTATCTATTCCCTTACAGAATGCACCTTACCCGCAGTCAACCGTAACGGTGAACCCGTCAGCGAAAAGATTTATGGTACACCGTTCAATCCTCTCTTTCTCGCTTATGTCGACGCAGAAGATGAGCGTTGTGGTTGCGTGTTCCGTCCTGCTATGGACGTGCCGCCTATTGTCTTTAGTAATGATGAAGAGGTTAAGCCTTCCAAAGTGTCTCGATGGTTGTCCGGTGATAGGGTTTTCACTTTTGCTGTAGAACATCGTACTACAGAGTCTACCGCTGTTCGTCGTGCTATAGATACGCTTGATCCTGAGGAAACCGTGACTGAAACTAAACAGGTCTGGGCTGAGGGGGAAGATAAAGACGGCATGCCTAACGGTCGTTGGCAATTAACAGAAGAACCTATCGATGACAAGGACATCAAGGCGCAAGGCGTAATTTATTGCACGACTCCACAGGATGCAGTGGCTACTTATTATCATCTGAAAGCTCTTAGATACACTTTCCCTAAGACACAGCAGAAGTGGTTCCACGTAGCATTTAGTTATGGTAAGGTTGATTTCTCACCTGTACATTATAATAAGTTGTCGCGTTTTGCTGAAAGAGTTTATACGCTTTTTCCTAACGACAACCGTAGTATTCTTGCTGCTCGTGCTATAGGAAGGCGTTATCGTGACATACTGAGAGCCTCCTTGCCGCCTAACATGTCCGACCGTCTTTATCTCCGCACTTCTCGTGTCTTTGCACGTCCTGTTTGTACCGTTCGCGATTTCTTCTTAGCTTATCGTATGCCTAAAGAAGAGAGCTTCCTCTATGATGACGACCTTGATCGCCGTTTTGTTGCTTGTATAACTTCGGCTTTAAGTTCTTGTCCTATGGAGAAGAAGCAGAAACGAGATACACGTGGACGAGTGAAGGAAGACTATTACGTGATTGACCCTGCTACCGTCTGGGAGTTCATGGCTGCCGAGGGATATGTGCGTGACGTTGATATGGAGTCTACTGATAAAATCGGTCGTTTTGTACATATTAGTGGACCTTTCGCTGACGAGTTGGACGCTCCTTCTATGGTTCAGCGTGTGCAGGAATGTCTGACAGAATATGCACGCCAGAATAACTCTGACCCAGAAGACTATCGTCTAATGGTGCAAGCTATCAGTCGTGACAATAGAGAAGTAAACGAGAAAACTATAGGTTCGCTTCCTGCTGTTCAGGTAAACTATAAGGATGGTTATGGCCCAGATGTAGATTACTTCTACTTTCAGAATGGTGCTCTTCGTATTACTAAGGACGACATAACGCTTGTACCTTATTCGCAGATTGACTTTAACATCGATCGTGGTGAGGTAATGCCTTGGCCATTCTATATGCCACAGTCTCATCTTTTCGCTATTGAGGAAAATCCTGTTTATCAAGATAGAAAGAAGGCGATAGAGGCTAAGCGTGAACAGAAAGACGACAATGGTCAGCCGCTTTACACTCTTCAGCAGCTCGCAAGCGAAAGCACCGAACTTGCTCTTTGGGCACAAGGTCATCGTTGGATGGTGGACTGGAAAGGTAAGCAAGACAAGGATATGTGTCCGTCTTTGCGTGTGTTGCGTGGCTTTGCTAACGAGGATTGGAAGACAGAACAAGACCTTCTTCATGCTGGTAAAACGTTTTCTTCAGAAGAACAACTTGAGTTGGACGGCCGTATGGCTAACCTTGTCTTCTGTCTCGGACGTGTATTGTGGCGTTACCGTGAAAGTAAGTCGAATTGTATTCCTTATCTTGTCGAGAATACTGTCAGTAGTAACGGACGTGCAGAAGGTGGTTCAGGTAAGAGTACCTTCGTGAAGATGTTTGCCGGTTCGTGCTGTTATATCCTCGATATTGACGGTAAGAATATAGAGCCGAGCCGTGACCTTAGTTTCTCGCTTTCTCGTTATGTGCATCGTCATCATCGTGTGGTCCATTGGGAGGATGTCAATCAGAACTTCTCGATTAAGTCGCTTTACAACTACGCAACAGGCTCTTTTGTGACGCAAAAGAAGTTTGTTGATCCACAGGAAATCAAACTTTCTGAAGGTCCTGGTCACGTGGTTTCAAGTAACTATCCACTTTCTGATATGGACGATTCAACTATGCGCCGTGTGTGCTTAGGCGGTTTCAGTCATCGTTTTAGTGGTGAGAATATTCTGAAAAACAAGGCAGCTCGATATATCTCTGACGTGATGCCCGACTTTAATCCCGTGTCACTTGATAGAATGAGCAACCGAACCCGCTCACAACTCGTTATGATTTGTGCTATTGCCGTACAGTTCGTTATGCGCTTTGATGAAAAGGTTGATGCACAGAAGAAGTATATGGAGCAGCGTACACTTACTCAGTCGCTTGGTGAGTCTTTCTTGCGTTTCGCTCGTGTCTTCTTTGGTCAGGAACATGTTTACGGTGTACCAATTGACCTTGATTCAATGTTGGAGGAATATAAGGCTGACTATGCCGAAGCGTCTAAGAATAAAAACGATTCGTTCTCTACAAAGGCTTTCAAGCGTCGTGTTATGGACTATTGTGAAACGTGTGGTATCACAATGAATCCACCACAGATGTTCAGAAAGACAAAGAATGGACAGCCAAGCAAGGCCGAACAGACAAACTACTTTGCGCACCAGGCTTGGTGTACACGTCGATACTTTGAGGGACGTGAGTGGGAAGGTGATACGACTATTCAGCCAAAGCAGGTTCGTGAGTTAGTCCGCACAGAACACGCTGTTTACTTCTATCGAACAAAGGACAAGCAGCCTGCCGATTATGATGAGTTGATGGCAACTTACACTGAGTTCTTGAAACAACCTGACCCTGCGCCTATCCTCGATGATAAAGGCAATGTGGTTGCTCTTACCGAGGAAGAGCGTCAGCGTTGGCGTGACTTTAAGGACCGTAGGCAAGGAAAGTATAGTGGTGGTGGCGGCACTGTTGCAACAACAACCCCTGCACCTCCCGCAGTAGATGAAAAAGATTTACCCTTTTAATTAAATAGTAACAATATGGCAAGTTTTAATGGAAACATCGACTTATTAAAGCTAAAAGATGCTAAGTTGATGAGTATGGAAGAGAATGGTGCACAACGTAATTACGTTTGTATCCCTTTAGATTTTAATGAGATTTCCGTCAAGGAGAATCCTCAAACCCATGAACAGATGGCTGTCTTGCGTGTGAATATCTGGCCTTATAATGAGGCTTATGGTAACGCTATCCGTCAGAAAGCAATCCAACGTGGTGACGACCCTAACAAAAAAGACGTACCAAGTCATGAAATGGTGATGAACTTTTCGCCCGAGTTTGTTAAGTTCTATGCTAAGGCAGTGGCTAAGAAGGTGATTGATGCTGACGGTGGTAAGCATCCTGAATGGGCTACACAAGACCCAACGGATGAGAACACCTCTCTCTTTAAGGCTGTACGAAATCGTATGAACTTCCGTCTTTGCTCGCTCTATGTTCATAAGGCGCAACCAAAGCCACAGGCTGTCTATACGGCTCCTGTTGCACAGGGAGTTTCTGGCTACGTTGCACCTAAGCCTGATGAAGATCCATTTGCAGGTGCACCAACAAACGAGGACGACCTGCCATTCTAAACTGATTATCTGATGCTCGCTGCTTGTCGTCCCGCACCCTAATTCCGATAGAGAGTAGGGCGGCAGCAGCAGCTTTTCTTGAATAATAATTCACAATAACAACGATATGAAATTTACTTTTCCTATTGCGGAGATGGTCCGCACGTTAAACGTTCTTGGTAAGGTGATTCAGAAGTCTTGCCCTATGCCTATCCTCCAGAACGTTCTGATTACTAAACCCGACCCAAAGGAGGAGGTCTATCTGATGACAGCGGGAAGTGCCGAGAGCATGATGACTGTCAAGGTTAACATTACTATGGTAGACGGCACAGCCTTCAAGCCTATCTGTATTCCTCACGGACAGTTCCTTCAGGTGCTTTCTGCTTTACCTGAGCAGCCTATCACAGTCGAAGTGGATGACAAAACTCGTGAAATCAAGGTGCATTATGACGGTGGAGAGTTTGTTTTTGCCGGCTTTGGCACGGATGAGTATCCTGTATTGAAGTCGTCTCACACTAATCTTGTTACGGTCTCTGTGCCTACTGACATTCTTCTTCCTTGTGTAAGTAATGCGCTCTTTGCATCGGCAAAGAAGAATGAACTTCGCCCTGTTCTAAGTTCTGTTTACTTGGATATTAAGGATGACGGTATTACTTTCGTTGGTACTGATGGACACAATCTCTTCCGTTACGTGTGGGAGCATGGTGTTCCGTTCATTACCGAGGGTAAGGCTGCTGGTGTAGCTGTTCCGAACATCTTTGTATCTGCTCTCCTTTCCGCTTTCGATAAGGTCAGTGAAGTGAAGATCTCTTTTGATGGTTATTGTTGTACGGTATCTACGGATAACATTACCTTTATCTTCAGTACGAGTGAACAGCGTTATCCAAACTACTCAAGCGTTATCCCAAAAGAACAACCTTATCATATCACGCTCGACCGTGACCGATTGAAGCAGTCGCTTCGACGTGTTTCTATGATGGCAAGCGAGGTGAACAATCTTGTAAAGCTAACTAAGCAGGCTGATGGTCTTCTGTTAGAAGCAGTTGATATTGACTTTGCTCGTAGTGCTAACGAACTTGTTCCTCTTGGCGAGGATAGTAATATCCCTGATGGTTTCACTATTGGTACGAAGTCGTCTTCTTTGATGAATATGCTTTCTCCTATTGCATCAACTAATGTTGTGATCAAGTTGATTGATGCGTCTCGTGCGCTTGTTCTCACAGAGGAAGGCAATAGTGCGCTAATCTGTATTGTAATGCCAATGGTTGTCTGATTTATGGGAAAGATAAAAGTCTATCTAAGTATGCCTATCAGCGGTCGCCCTCTTAAAGAGGCGATTGCTGAAGGCAAGCGCATCGCTGAAACGCTATCAGCAGCACACCCAAACTGGGAGATTATCAATCCACTTGATATATCAACTGGACTACCCAAAGAGGTTTGGGACCTTCCTGAACGTAAGCGTTACGCAGCCTTTATGGGTGCTGACATAGAAGCTCTCTTAGGTGAAGCGGATGCTGTTGCCTTTACGATGGGAGCCCTTGTTAGTAAGGGGTGCCGTCTGGAAATTTGTTTGGCTAACATCTATAACTTGCCAAGAATTTTCTTAAATGCCGCCGATAACGTTTCCCGTGTCGAGGGAACTAATATGGCGTTGTGCAGAGAGTTAAGAAAAGAAATCAATCAAGAATAATATACCTGACTTATGACAGAGAAAGATATAGAGGAACTCTTAGAAGCTGCTAAAGTAGTAAATCGTTTTCGTTCGTTAGCATCGACGTTTGTGTGTCCTGTTTGTGGCGAACCTCTTGAAGGGGATATAGATTCTATAAGCCTTTCCACCTTGAAACCTTTCGGTAGGCTTTTTTGTCCTAATTGCAGACTTTTCAAGGTTGAAGGTCCAGTTATCTCTGATACTGATGACGGTAAGGACGGGAAGAAACTTTCTCGAAAAGAGATTCTAATAAAGGCTTCCACTGGTGTGGTAGCCGTTGTGGAGAGTTATACTCACCTTACTTTACTTGCTGCTGAACACGAAAAGGACTTCTCGGATAAAGATATTCCATTCCTTAGATAGTGCTGATGATGAATACATATCTCCTTTATAGTATGCCTTTAAGGTGTCACACCTCGTTCGACAATCTCGAGCGTTCAAGAACCTTTTCACGTATGAGAAAGAACAGAAAAGGCTCTACCCCGTATGCGAATAGACGTAATCGTAAACGTAAAAACCGCATAAAGCGAAAGTAAACAACCCTTAAACTTAAACGACCTATGTTTAGTTTCAAAAAGTATTTTGATAAGAAGAAAGAACAAAAACGTATTGCACAGCAACATGTGTTGGAAAAGAAGTGCGTTGATTATTTCGACAAGTCTGTATCTCGAATGACTGGAAGTCTGGAGATGTTGGTAGGCGATATGCCTTTGTCTGTCGAAGGTATCTACTTGCTTGGAAAGTTTATTAACGATAGCTTCCCCTTGCAGGCGGTGAGACTTCATTGTCTTTACGAGGGTAGTCGCCCTGTCTTGTCTTATGGAGATTATCCGCAACGCTCGCCGTATGAATGGTTAACCGCAGTGGAGAATTTCCCTGAGGAACTTTGGCTTTCAGTTGATGACTATCCACGTCCAACCTGTCCTGCGTTGCTCTTGTGCGAGTATGGCGGCGGACATTACGAGGTAGTCGAATATGAAAATAAGACGTGGACAACACAGCTTTGCTTTCCTGTAAAGCCTACTCGCTATTTCGTTCTTAATTTCCTTAAAGATAAAGAGTAACCGTTTTCACGTCATTCTTTAGTCCGCTTCGCCTTTAAGAGTGAACCAAAAGTGTACACTTTGGCAGCATTAAAGTGTACACTTTCAACTCCTAAAAGTGTACACTTTCGCATCATTAAAGTGTACACTTTAGTATCGCCAAAGTGTACACTTTCAGTTTTCGCAGGTATATATCTGTCCTAACTAAAATATAACGTTTAATTATCTTTGCTATATGAAAAGAATGGCAATCAAATACAAGGTGCAGCATCGACGCTCACAGGTGTCTGGTAAGCATTATGCTTCTTTAGCTGCTGTCTCTAATGGACGTATCTCTTTAAGTGACCTTTGCGAGGATGTCGCCTCTAAGTCGCACATGGAAGCTCACGAGATTCGTGGAGTAATGGAACGTCTGGCAAGTCGTGCGCAAATACTTCTCTCTCGTGGCTTTCGTGTAGAGTTCGGACCTGTTACTATCTTTCCAAAACTGTCAGGCACGCTTACCGATACAGAAACGCACGCTGCTACTGCTGATGACCTCTCTGTGGTAAAAGCAAAGACTACGCTCGGTGCTACCGTTTCCCGAAAGTTTACACGTGATTTTGCAGAAGGTTGTAACTGGCAGAGGATAGACGAGTGATGCAGAGAGAGGTAATAAGTAGAACTATCTTTAACCCAGAAATGGGGGGGTAGTAAGGACACTTAAAGCGAACTATTACAAGATGGGTAGTCGGAACTTTCTGTTTCGTTCTGATGGTTTTATCGCATCTTGTGTGTTGATTGAATATGATTTGTAAATTTGTTGGTTGGACACGTGACGATAAAGGAAAGGTTCTAAACTGGCACTTTAAGGATATTTGTAATACGATTACTTCCTCGACTGGTGGGAATGGTAATACCTCTCCTTCTGTGTGCATTAGTAATAATAATTCTAATAAAAGTATGATTGCAAAGATTTATCCTGACGGGCATCCTGACTTGTTGGGAAAGAAAGACCCAACGCATCCTGTGCGTTATTTCGATATTCGTAAATTGACACCGACTGAGTGTTTCCGCTTGATGGGTGTAAGCGATAATGATATTGAGAAGATTAAGCAAAGCGGACTGAGTAAGTCAGCTTGCTATAAATTGGCTGGTAATTCTATCGTTGTTGATTGTCTCTACTATATCTATCGTAATATATGGCTGACCGAAGACGAACAACCACAGACGGGTGATGTTATGAGCTTGTTTGAAGAACCTACTTTTCGTGCTCCATTACCTAAAACTATCAATATGGTTACGTTATGTTCGGGTTATGATTCGCAGTGTTTAGCTATGCAACGTCTTATATCAGATGCTAAACAGAAGGGTTATGATGTGACGTTCGACTTGAAGGCGTGGAGTGAGTTCGACCCTGAAAGTCGTTCTGCCTTGGAGAAGCAGCCGGCGGTTGTGGCACATAACTCTCTTTTTCCTCAGTTTGCTGACCGTAACGTGGGTGATATGACCAAAGCGGATTGGTCGTTTCTGAAGGGTGAAGATATTGATTTGCTTACCTATTCAACTCCTTGCCAGTCTATTTCTCAAGCGGGAAAGCGGACAGGTATTAAACGTGATAGTGGTACTCGCTCTTCTATTTTGTGGTACACAGAGAATGCTATTCGTGCTTTGCGTCCTAAGTTCCTTTTGCAAGAGAATGTTCGTGCGTTGGTTAACAAGGTTAATGTCGATGATTTCAAGGAATGGCAGAAGGTGTGCCAGGATTGTGGTTATACGAATTATTGGACTATTATGAATGCAAAAGACTTTGGTGTTCCACAGAACCGTGAACGTGTCTTTATGCTTTCTGTTCGTAATGACTTGAAGCTCCCTACTTATCGTTTTCCTAAGCCTTTCCGTCTCGACAAGGCTATTGTTGATATTCTTGAGGAGGATGTGAATGAATCTTATTTCTTAAAGCCAGAGAGCATTGTTAAGTTCTTCGAGGCTAATGAAAAGTTAGAAGATACAGGTATTCATTATCTTGTAACTGATCATAAGTTGTCAGATGCGGAGATTGCTAAGGTGCGTGAGGAGGGATGATGTGAAACGAACTGATACTATTCGTGCGAAGTGGTTGCCAAATGGGAATATTCGTTTCTTTAGAAATGATGAAAAGAAGAGTGGGGTAGGTGAGCTTTGTTGTACTGCTTGTTGTAATCCCTCTGCAACCGTAATCTGTGGTGTTGTGGGGTGTGTGATTGTTGATTATGAATTTGATTAATCTTTGCTCGACGGCTGTTTCTTTGCCTAAATTTCTTTTTTGGGGTCAAATGGCTGCTGTGAATGTTTGTACAGGTAATGTTGCTTGTACGCTAAATACTCGGTATGAGTATATGAGTAAAAGTGATTTCTTTTCTTTAGCGCATTTTCCTAAGACCGTGGTTTTGTGTGAATATGATATTTAACTACCCTGTTTTGTACGTTCGTGACGTGCGCCCGTCTGATTCTTCATCGTCTGTACGTATCAGTGCGAGTCGTGGACGTAACCCGTCATCTCCTAAGAAACGGGTAAGGAGTGGAGAAACGTTCTTGCAGTTTGTTGAAATAGGTAGTGGCGTGGTTACGAATACGATTACTTCTGTTTCTAAAGATAACTGGTTATGGATAGAAAAAGACTTATAGGTACATCCGTTCACCCTTTATCCCATAAAATAGAGTGGAGTGGGTGGCTCTCACATTCGCCCGCATTACGCTCGACGGATTACAAATGTCCGCATTGCTTGTTATTTGAATATGAATAAAGGAAATGTCTCTTTGATAGTCTTGGGACGATATTCGCCTTCTCAGAATGGCGTAATCGTGTCTCCTTTTGGCTTTTCTCCTTGCATTGTTGGTGGAGGTACTGGGCATGATACGGACGTACCTAAGATTTTACGTGAACATGACTTGTAGGTTTGTCCCACGTCTCTGTTTTTGTTTTCCTATCTTTGTATCGTCTTCTGTTGGAATTGTCCTTTGGAGAATAAAAAGTGTTTGTATGGTTTCACGATTTGATAATATACTTGAACATTGGGCACAAATTTATCGTCCGCTTTCGCATAACCCAGAAAAGGGCAGCAAGGAGAAAGCTTTCTATCGCATTGATACTATCAATACGCAGAATGAATTTGTGCGCAATGTTAACACCGCTGCTTCACCAGCTTTGGCTTACTCGTCTTTGATAGATGCTGAATTGCACGACTCTTTGAAGACGGTTCATTATCGACATACGTTATATTTCCTTGCTAAACAGCCTCAGGTATCGCTGGCTAAGTCGGCAAAGCAGGACGATGATAATGCTGCTGCTCTGAAGGTTGAAATGGATGAGTGGGTGAATGACTTGCTTATATGGTTGTTCACTGTTCGTAGAAAAGGGAAATGTCCTATAACAGGCAAGGTGTTTAGTGATGTTGACTTACAGGCTTTGCGAGGATTGGATTTAGATAGTGCTTCCTGGGCAACTATTCCTATGATGTATAACGGTTGGTGGGTGTTGGGCTTAGAACTTAACCAGGTGTCTCCTCGTAAACAGTGCATTGAAAATGAACGCTATAAGAAACTTCTTTAGAGTGTATTAAACTCGCGCCATAAGTATTTAATTGAAAGAATGCCTATCACCTGTGAAGGTGGTAGGCATTCGCTATTAATAGTGGTTGAGTTAGTTTGTGTTCCTTTTTATCCTTCCGCTATTCGAGCAGCAAGTGCGTCGATGTCGCTATGCTTTTTACGCATACTTTCTTTCTCACTATTGATTTCTTGTAGCGCACTTTGTACATCTTTCCATAGTGCCATATTCACTTGTTGCGTGATAGGGTTGTAATCTCCTACGGCTATGACGTGATTGGTTGCTTCTTTACTTTCCTTTGCAGCGTTGGTTGTTTCTTCGCTAACTTGAATATATGACCCTTCGTAATTGTCGCCAAGGATGAACAGTTCAAATGGCTTTATCTCAATAGCGTTCTTCTCAGCCTCTTGTACCTCGCTTCTGCGCTGTCTTCGTATGCGCTCTATATCCATCTTGGTCAGCATAGCATACTTTCTTTTTGCACGTCTGACAGCTTTCAACTCCTCGTTGCGGATATAACTATCCCAACTGTCTTGCACTTCCTTATAGTATTGCCAATACGCTACATTCTGTAAGAAGGCTACCCATCCCTGTTCTTTTTGTATCATAAGGATAGCTAACGGCTCCGCTATGAACAGCCTTCTGTTCTTCGTGTCCCACAGCAATAACCCTTTCTTTTCCATTGTTTCTAATGTAGCGAATACTTGTGAAGCGTCCGTTCTTAGTCTCTCACTTTTTGTCTTTCTTGAGAAAATTTTCTTCAGAAAATTCATATCTATACTTTTTCTTGTTTATATTCTTCGTTCGTCTAATCTCTGTCGCAAATTTAACATTTCACCTTTGTTCGGTAGGGACAAAATTGTTCTCTCGCCCTCTTTGTGATTGACATTTAGTCTTCTCAAATCCTTCTATTCTCACCCTCTTTTATCTCAAAAGGAGACTTCAAGGATGCAAAAGGAGATTTTCGTTTTCTCTCCTTTTTATTTAAGTGGTTGATTTTCAGTACAAAATGCTATTTTTACGTATTTAAAAGGAGAAAAAGACGTTTTTTCTTGATACCCTATATATTATTTTGAAGAAATTTTTCTTGCCAAGTAGCGTTATTTTTCCGTACCTTAAATAGTATATTGCAAATGACTAAAGCTCCGCTTTTACCTTGATTATTAGTATTTTATGGATAGTTGAAAGATAACAAAGAGAGGGGAAATGTACTTGTTTTTCTCTATTTTGCTTTACTTATTTTTTTTCTCAGTGCGCTATAAGTTTATGAAAATATATCTTATTTTCTCCTTTTAAAGTATAACTTGTTGAATTATAGGGATATAAGTTAAGTTTAGTTTCTCCTTTGTGTCTCCTTTTACATCTTTCTGTATCTTTTTATTTTGTTTTTGTCTTTTACAAAATAGGTGATTCAGTCTTTTTGTGTAAAGTCAGGGAGATTTTAAGGCAAAAGGAGATTTTTCACTTTGAGCTTCTCCTTTTGGATGTTGAATGAACTTTTTATGGGGTATTGATGATAGTTGATATAATTTATAGAATGCGACAAATGTTAAAAAAGCGATAGATATTAAACGTTTTCTTTACTTTACTTTGTCAAATTAAAGTAAATGTTTAATTTTGCGGCATAGAATTAAATAAAAGCATTGTTAAATGAATAAAAACTTAAAATCTATGAAGATTTGCTTTATTCTGGAGATACTTTTGTTATCTTCAATGAATATCTTAGTTTTGCTTTTTATGGATAGTATATATATAAAGATAGGAATGGCGATGTATCTTTTCGTTATTTTCTTCTTTATGGTTCTTCCTATCACACGTAAGAAGACTAATGAGGAAATGCGTTTCTTCTTGGATAGGCTTTATGATAAGTCTTATCTTACTGAGATTGGAACACAAATAGCAATTACGATAGTATTCTATTTGCTCAGTTTACTATGGCCTTTGCTTCTCTTTGCTGTTGGATTTCACTTGCTATGGATTTTTTCTTTGCTTATTGAAGTTGTTGGTAAGTGGATTTATTCTAAGTATAATCAAGAACGTGAGGAAGATTAATTATGAGCATCTTTGATGTGAAGTGTAGCGTCTATCGTTCGGCTAAGGATAGGATAGGAACTGGTGATATGTCGATTGCTGAGTTTCTGCTTGGTGAACGTTGGAAGGAACCTGTCCTAAGGTTACGGGACATGGTGGCGGAGTATGGTCCACTTGAAGCAAAAAAGCACGAGGACTATAAGCTGACTAAACAGCAGCTGCCAGGTGCTACGCTTTCAGGATTATTCTCAAGGCGTAAAGGTGATTGCTTAATACAGCACACTGGCTTTGTGGCTATAGATATTGACCTTGGGGATAATACAAGCATCGGTAACTTTGGAACCATTCTGCGCACTCTTCGCCATCGTGCCGAGGTCGCTATGTATATGCGTTCATGTTCTGGTACTGGATATTTCGCTTTAATACCATTGGCATATCCTGAACATCATAAGGAGCAGTTCCGTGCTTTACAAAAGGAATATGCAGCGATGGGTATAGTGCTTGATAATGCTTGTAGCGATATAACCCGCATCCGTTTTGCTTCGTATGATGAGCATCCTTATGTTAATGAGCAGGCTATTCCTTATAAAGGAATGTATGAATACATTAAACCAAAGTCTGCTGTTAATATTACTCATAGTGTTGGTAACTCTGTTGAGTTTGTTGATAAACTTATCTCAGCAATGGAACGTGACCATCTTGCTCTCCCTCATAGTTATGATCTTTGGCGTGATGTCGGTTTTGCTTTAGCATCATTAGGTGAAAACCCAGGAAGGAGTTTCTTTCATCGTGTTTTCGCTTTGACTTCAAATTATAACCCAGAGGTTTGTGATAGTTATTATAAGGTATTATCAAGGAAAAATTCTGGAAATGGGACCATAACTATTGCTTCTTTCATATCTTTAATTGGGAATATATATAGGACAGGTAGTATTTCTTTTGAAAAACTTCACTTTGCTTCTGATATAGAAAGACGTGTCTTTTGGGCTAAGATTTTAAAGTAGAATGTGTATTTTATAAACTTTTTAATTAAATATTTTTTATGGTGAATAGAATAGTAGAAGTTCAAATTGATTTGGACGACATCGACGAGTATGACCTCGTTGAGTATTTAGAAGATCGTGGCTATCTCGTTGAGAAAGAAGACCTCTCAAGTGATGATGGTAATAGTGCTATTGATACTGGCTATAATGGTCAAGCTAAAAGTGTCGTAAGATATATAAATGACAATGGCGAAGAGACCTTACTAAAGGAAGTTATCTATGAGTTTTTAGGTATGGGTCACTTTAATGATGTTGATACCCTTTGTGAGGAACTAAAAAAGAGATTAAGCTAATGAAAATTCTTAAACCTGATGTAACTTCTTGGTTATGTCCTGAAGACTGGCACACCTTGGTTGCTCGTGCGGCACGTGTTTGCTATGGTAGTGAAACTGGAAAACGCACGGCTGAAGAGTTGTGCAGTTTCTTAGAAAAGCGCAATCACCTCTCTATGTTCCGTCATGGAACAAAGTACTTTGTGTTTTCGCTTGATGATGTTAGCGACTATCTTACCATCTCTCGCTTGTTATTCTCTCCGTATATTGGTCTGACTTATAAGAAGACAAAGAAGCTGCGTGTCTATTTTGTTGCTATGAATGTGCAGGCATTTATGGAGTTGACTCCTAACATACATAATGAGTTGGATCTACACGAGGTTAGTTTGTCTGAATTTGTTGAAAAGGTTAAGCAGTATAAGCATCCTACTGCTTTTGCATTGATTCGCTATACCGTTTGTGTTACGACACAAATTAGTACGAGTCGCGAACTCAATCGGACCTCACCTAACAACATCGCCGAGCAGAGCACACGTTATGTTAGTTTTGGTAAACGTGGTGGTATAGCTATCTGTGAGCCGCATTGGTACTCTGGTGTTTCCAAACTGAAACGTTTCACGGCTCGCCTTGGCTGGCGTGTTGCTGGCTTCTTCTATTCACTGATGATGCGAATGGGATTAAAGGCAGAGGATGCTCGTGGCTACCTTCCACTTGATGCAGCAACTCGTGTCGTCTACACCTACAATGTCTTTGAATGGCGACATATATTAGAACTTCGCCTATTGGGAAAGACCGGTAAACCTCATCCGAATGCTAAGCTCGTTGCACAGATGATAGCAGACGAGTTGCATGAGGCAATAGTCGATGTTACAGGAAATGTAAACTATAGAATAATTTGATTATGGAATTGAACGAATATCAAGAGAAGGCGATGAAAACTTGTATGCCTACGTGTGACAACCTTCTTTATATGTTGACTAACCTTATGGGCGAGGTCGGTGAGTTTGCTGGAAAGATAGCAAAGCACGTACGTAAGGGTGATCTTTATGTTTATCACGCTTCGCATCGTGATGATAATGGTGATGTTCTTCATTCTCAAGCTATCCTAATAACGGATGAAGAAAAGGACGCTTTAGCCAAGGAGGCTGGCGATATTGCTTGGCAGCTTGCAGGCCTTTGTCATGTGATGGGCTGGTCGCTTGAAGACGTTTGTCAACAGAATTTGGATAAGCTCGCTTCACGTCAACAGCGTGGCGTGATAGATGGAAGTGGGGACGAACGCTAATGGCTGATAGTAGAGTTCCTACAGACCGCAAACGATTACGGGAAGCCTTGTTTGTTCCTCCTTATCATAAACGGCAGCTCACAGATTACCAGTTGGAGTGGCTGAAGGACCATTTTCACGACAAAGAGAATAGCAAACTCGCCTCTGCTTTGAACATCTCTCTATCAACCTTGCATCGCTTTGCACGTGATTTGAAACTTACAAAGAGTGAAACTGGTATGCGAGCAATAAAGAAACGGCAGGCGGCTCAGATAAAGAAAGTGTGTGAGGAGAATGGCTACTACAATTCACTTCGAGGTAAAGCCCCCTGCGCTGCTGCTTTGGAGGCTACACGCCGACTACGTGAGGCGGGCTTTAATCCTCTTGCACGTCTGAAAGAGATAAGTCCTTATCGCTATCGAAAATGTATGAAGGAAAAAGCCGAGAAACTTCGATTACTTATCAGTAAAGAACGCAGGCGCATCCGCTTTGGTATGGAGCCACAGACACGTCTCGGTAAAATCCTACAGCAGAAGCAATTTTCACGTAAGGCTACCTGCTTACGTTATAATATGCTAAAGAAGGGGTATATATTGGGTGATAAGTCGTTTGACAGTGACGAACGTTGGGTAATTTACTATGATTGTGATACTATCCGTTCGGCTATCCGTGAGCGAAATGCTGTGAACTGTGGCTTTAAGATACTTCCTTTACCAGTTGAAGAATAGATAACTTAGTATGACTAATTTTGAATTAATGAAGTCAAGCGTATGAAAGTTAGAATTGTTTCTGTCGGATTTTTTTGTGAAGTAGAAGTGAAACGTGCATGGTATCTGCCATGGGCTACAGTGTATGACGGATGCTTGCCTTGGCGAGGCTCTTTCGCACAAGCAAAGAAAATTAAAACAAAAATATTAGAAGATTATGACTAAGAAAATTATGTTTAATGATAAGTTCTGCCTGACAAAGGCGGTGCTTGAAGGAGCAAAAACAATGACAAGGCGAGTACTGAAAGAGGGTACACCGCTTGGTAATTGGGAGGAAACGGCAAAGTATCTACCTTATAAGGTTGGTGAAGTTGTAGCTATAGCAGAAAGTTACAATGACATTTATAATGAGTTAGAGGAACAAGGGAACGATGTATCTAACGATTGGTGGATTACTTCTTCGGATATTGTTGGTAAAGGTCTTGATACTTTAGCTGGATATAAAAATAAGATGTTTGTAAGAGCTGACTTCATGAAACATCATATTAAGATTACAGATGTTAAGGTAGAGAGACTCTGTGACATCTCAGATGAGGATATTATGCGAGAGGGCATAAGGGAGGAACGTTTTGCTGGCGGTGACAGTATGTTCTTCTATAATAAGACTTTTATTCGTGATAAGAAACAATGTGTTGAGCAGATATATAATTCAACAGCCCGCAGAGCCTTTGCGTCGCTCATGTATAAAATTGTCGGTGGTAACACATGGCATAGCAATCCTTTTGTAGTAGCTTATAGCTTTGAATTAGTTGATTAAGAATGAAAATATTAGTACAATTTAGTGGAGGCAAGGATAGTCAGGCTTGCCTTATCAAGGCGGTAAATGACTACGGCAATGAAAAAGTTACAGCATTGTTCTGTGATACAGGGTGGGAGCACGAAGATACTTACACACATATTCACGACGTCTGCAACCAATTAGGCGTAGAACTTATTACGCTCAAAAGCAGGAAATACAAAGACTTTGTGGATATGTCTATCAAGAAAGGTCGTTTCCCCTCTACAATGGCAAGGTTCTGTACTTCAGAACTGAAAATAATACCTATGATAGATTATATTCTCTCACAAGATGAGAGCTTTATCATTATTCAAGGAATTAGAGCTAAAGAAAGTAAGATACGTGCTGGCTATGATGTAGAATGCTCATATTTCAAAGAATACTTTAATGACGAAGTGAAAGGGTTGTATCATAAGAAAGCGGTGTTGGAATGGTGCAAGACACACGACGCAAGCGTGCTACGTCCTATATTCCATTGGACAGCACAGGAGGTGATAGACTACATACTTGCTAATGACCAACGACCAAATCCTTTGTACGAACGTGGTTTTTCACGTGTTGGTTGCTTTCCTTGCATTATGTGTAGAAAGCGAGAGATACAGTTGATTTCAAAAGATGAATGGGCAAGAAAACGGCTAATAGATGCTGAACAACGAATAAAAGATGAAACAGAAAGAGGTTCGTCTTTCTTTCCACCTACATACATTCCTAAACGTTTCTGCGCAAATGGTGAATATCCCACGGTGCAGGAAGTATTCAAGTATGTAAATCGTAATGACGCACAGCTTGATATGTTTGAGCCAGACGGAGGTTATAGTTGTATGAGTTTATATCATGGATTATGTGAATGAAGTAAAAACTAAGCAATGAGAAATGGCTTTAAGATACTTCCTTTACCAGTTGAAGAATAGATAACTTAGTATGAATAACATATATGAATAGAAAAGAAACAGAGGCATTGCTTGCCGAGAAGAGAAAACAAATTTTAGCGTTACAGCAAGAGATGGGACGTATCAGCGAGACATTTCTTGCTGAGAATAAGCCTTTTGAAGTGGGCACTCTTTGCGAGTATAATGGTCGTCAGTTCCGTATTGCTGGCTATAATTACTACTTTGAGCCTAATGTTCTTATTAACCCGATGAAGCAGAATGGGAAACCTTCCCGTCTTGTGCGTTACCTCAGAGGTGTTGATTGGGACGACTTGAAAGAGAAGTTGACTGTGGTAGGATTCGCAGAGGATTAGATAGATGTTGTTACGTAATAATAAACGAATATGAATAGTAAGATTACACCTGTCTGTATGGCAGAAGAGTATTGGGCAAATAGTCAGTTGTCTGTTGCCAGATATTTTGGTGAGATAAATTTCAATGGACATCATTATATCATCGTAAACAAAGAGGGAATCAGTGTCCTTGAATTGTCTGACCCAAAGAGCAAGCATTACGTAAAGAGTGGTATGGCTATCCCAGCAGGTGAGCCGTGCGACTTGATACTTGCCGACTTTCAGCCCTATTACCGTTCCTTAGGTCGTGATGCCTTCCTTGAGGTCTTGAAAGAGAAGCCTTCTATGGATCTAAAGGTCTTGAAGCGTATCTATAAAGAAAAGATTCGTAAATAAACTATGCGAGCAACAGAACGAAACTATAAGCAAGCTGCCCTTGCAGTCTTACTAACCTTAAAGAGGGAGTATGACGCTTGTGCTACGCTTGAGGATGTGATAAATGAAATTGAAACAGAACTATTAGGTTAGAAACTATGATGGACAAAGAAGAACTCATGAAGATAAACAAAGAGTACATAGACCACTTAAAATCTATGGAGTCTTTGGCAAAACGCATGGACAGGAACTATCTGTACATGGACAACTTTGGATTGTTTTGTTTTTCTGGAGAAGACAAATCTCGTGCAGCTTCGTTGCTCGTGATGAATATGTTGCGTCAAGAAGGAGTGTTTGAAATGGTCTTTCGATGTGTGATTTCTGCTGTTAAAATAAAGAAGATGAATCCGGATTGGATAGGAGATATGCACAACATCGACAATGAAATTGAAGCGCAAGAGGCTGTAGATGCTTTCTTAAAGTCTAATGGGATGAAACGAGAAGGGCAGTAAGTCGACACAGATTGCTATAATAAGTCTCAGAACGGTGATATAGCAAGGCAAAGCGGGTTACTATAGTAACTCTAAGCGTCTTGCTATACTAACCCGAAGTGACTTACTATAGCAACTGAAAACGCTGAAATTTTTGTCCCTACGTAAGTTTATAAATGAACTATCTTTGTGATGATAATTCTAATGTTCAACCTTAAAAAGAATGTATATTATGGCAAGAGTCAAATATACCGTAAGGGAAAACAAAAAGTTAGGTAAGCATAGTTTCTATGCTGTTCCTATTCCTAACGACACTCTGACCTTTGCAGAGCTTTGTCGTGAGGCGTGTGATAACACCTCTATCGAGCCTTCTATTATGCAGGCGGCAGTGACTGACTTTATGAAAGTCGTTCAGCGCAATGTGCTGAAAGGTTTCCGTTGTAATTTAGGAGACAAGTTCTTAACAGTCTATCCTAACCTTCAGTGTTCGGTAAAAGACACCGACAAGGTTACGGCTACGGCTAAGATGGTTAATGCAGCCAATGGAAGAAGCCGTTTAGGTTGCACGGTGAGCATCAAGTTCAGTCAGCAGTTTGCCGCGGAGGTGAGCTGGCAGAAGGTGGACGACCGTGGCGTTGCTATCGAGGAAGACAACATTGTTGAGGAGGGCAAGGAACATCAGCCGGGCGGCAAGCCTGGTGGTGGTGGTGCGGGAGTTAATCCGCCTTTGCCTGGAGGAACGGTAGAGGGATAATAGCTGGCATTTCTTTTATAGTTTTATAGTTATTATAATCTTCGTTAAGGTCGGTCTGCGTAAGAGTCTTTATCTTGCATACTGAAACTTGCCTAAGCGGACTGACCTTTTTCTTTTTCGCCCGTGCGACTGCCACACGGATAGGCAGAGGAAATAAGGCTATGTTAGCCGAAAGCTGAGGACAAAGTGCGGTTCGACTCCGCACACGGGCACAAGTAGTAATTGAGAAAGTAAAGGAAAGTATGAGTAAAGTCGTGAGAATAATCGGACGTGGATTTATGATGTCATTCGTAACTATCTATATCGTGGTTGCTTATGTTCTGTATGTGCCATACGCTTTTTTTCGTGCATTGGTAGATTTAGACGAGTTCGGTGATTTCGTGAGAAAGACGACAACTTTACTTCTAACACCATTGAAGGTATTCTTTAAGATGCGTTCAAAATCACGAGAAGAAAAGCTATGAGCAAGGCAAATACTTACATACAACGTGCGGCAGACTTCCTGCGTACTATAGACAACGATAGCGACACTCAGGCAGACCTGCGTAAGAAACAAGAGCTTCGTTGGCACGACCTTCAGGTGCTTCGTAGATATGAAGCCTATCGACGTGGGTCAGGTTCAATTGAAGATTGTCCGCCTCCTAAGGTTGTTACCGCCTCACTTGAAAGGGCTATCAGAGAACTGAAAAGTCATTTTTAAGAGTAGTTGCCCTATCGTTCTATAAGCAATCTTATGATAAATAAACCCTAAACCATATATAAACAAATGAGTAAAAAAAACAAAGCAAAAATGACTTCTCCCGCTGCTGCCCCACAGAAGAAGGTAGACAGCAGAGTAGAACACCCAAGTTACTATAATGCTCACCCATCAGGTGTAGAGTGCATTGACATTGTCCGACATTATAACTTCAATGTTGGCAACGTGATTAAGTACCTTTGGCGACATGGCTTAAAGCGTGAAGAAGGTATGAACAATAAGGCAAAAGCACTGGAGGACTTGCGTAAGGCACGTTTCTATCTTGATGATGAGATTAAGAGATTAGAGCATGAAGCCGTTAAGGAAGACAGAGAACTCTGTCGTAAACATATTCAAAGTTTTGTCATCCCGTTCAGTGACATTGTTGCTGGTTCTCGTCTCCTTCGTGAACTTCTCAATACTGAGGGCAAGGCTGAAAGCAAGAAAGGAGGCCGCTAATGTCAGCACAGAAGAAGAAAGTTAACTCTCGTGAGATAGCTAAGACCTTTATGAGTCCGACTGTTCACGCTTTTACGCTTGATAATCTTAAAGGTGAAGAGTATGGGGATGTGCTTGATATGCTCTTCCATGAGAAGGAATGGACGGAACGTATCGAAAAGCGAAACCGCCTCTATCATGGTATAGATCGTATGCCAGAGCAGAACCGCCCTGCCGCTATTCGTGCCTTGAAAGATGCTGATACTTGGTTGGGCAATCGTCTGTTGCAGACGTTGGTGATGAAGTCGGTCCATGTAGGGACGATTGAACACAAACCATTGAAGGATTATTATGCTGAACTGCCTAAGGATAAGGAGTCATTGGCAAAGCAAGATAAAATCTCTTTCCTCTTGAATGCAACTGTCTTTCTTTGCGATATTATCGAAAGTAAGATTAAGGATGTAAACACCTTGCTCCGTGAGTTGTTCAACGATGATTCTATGGGCTTTGAACAGATGGACGGTGTGCTGATAGCCCTTAGGCAGATGAGTGATTTCTTTGAAGCTACTCGTGATAAGGGTTCAACAGCAGAGAAGGAAATCTTTGCCGACTATGCAGAAAGCATAGAGAAGTATATGGACGGCCGTATGAAGACTTATCTCGAACGTATTAAGAAGATACGCTTGGAGAACAGTAAGAAGTAAGGACTATGGCGAATATCTATCTACAAGTGCAGTCTTACGTAGCGGCTTATTACCGCAATCGTGATGACAGTAACGTTTTAGGAGTGAACGACCCTGTTAAGTTCTGCTCCTTCTCGCAAGAGCAATTCGTTCTGCAATCCTCCTTGGTACCGCTCAGCGCACAGTTGCAAGCGCATTCGAGATGCTATTCTGGAAGCGTGTGGAACACAATGCTTACAGGTAAGTCGCCTATTACTGGCAACTTACTTGTTAAGCGTGACCGCCACGATTGGCTTACCTATAGCGAGGTTTGTACTATGATGAGTACACGCTACTTGCCGCAGAAGGATAATTGTGATTACCTTTGTATTGCTATCCCTGACACGGTAATGATAGGTAACACACAGCACAGGACGACCGCACTCTTTGCGCTTGATCATACGGCTTCCTTCCAGTTGCAACGTCTACTTCATGACGAGTTCGTACGTGCTTTGCTTACTTGGTATCAGTCAGATTTAGAGTTTTGCGCTGAGAAAGGTATATCACGCTCACGCATTGAAATGCTTGAACGCTTCATGCTTCACTATGACATCCCTGTCGGACCGTCTAAGATAGAGCGTGATAGTTTGCGTAGATTGCTGAACCGTTGGCTATCTCAGTCGCTGTCGCCTTCCTTTGCTCGTGTGTCTGTAAACAATACGGATATAACTCGACTTAATGGGAAAGAGGAACTAACTTAATAGCTTTCTTGTACCGTTTCCTTATGTTAAATCTCTTCTAAATGAATGTTAAATAATTTAATCAAATAAGCTATCTTTTTAACGCTAAATTGTTTTCGTATTTTTTGATGGTATTTTGACTTATAATTTCTTAAAATATGGATAGTAGTTTGTCTTGTAAGGAGTTGTTCCTTGATGATATAGTTAAGTTGGAAATCTTTCCCGCTGATCAGTGTCGCTTTCCTCTACCAGCCAATCTTGCTTTGTCGGAGATGTCGGGTGCGGTCTTTAGTGAACATTGCCTGACGCTTGACTTAACGGGTGAAGCAGACGTACAGGCGGCAGATGTTCCTACGTTGAAGATTAGCACTGCTCGTTCTATGGCAGGGCTGACTTATATGCACGATTTGCAGGTATCGGTTCAGTTTGGTGCACCTCTTGTTTCAGCGGCTATCGTGTATCTGAAAAACGCTGATTTCCACGTAGTTTACACGAAAGCCGACGGTACTCGGTGGTTGTCTTATTCGTTGTGGAATACGTCTTTGATTGACTTTGACGACACCCACGCTACGGCTCGTGCTTGTCAGTTGAAAGTGAAACTGTCATCTATGAGTGACTTGATACAGTTGAAATAAGTTCGTTCTATATAATATAAGGTATAGTTAGTGTTTTTGCAGGCCATAAACACATTTTGGCGTGTTTTGACAAGGTAGATAGATTTGTTCTTGGATAACATTCTTTTTGTCTTGAATGACAGAAGAAAACCTTGTTCGTTTGCCTTGGAGCTCGTGAGAGTTCCAAGGCTTTTTTGTTTGTAAATGTTGCCCAAAAATGTCAAATACACTTATAAATAAGTCCTTACTTCGTCTTTTTGCCTTCATACATTTGCACTGTACAATTTTATTAACCAAACTGTATGAACGGATTACTTGAAATATTAACGACACGCAAATGGATGATCTCACCAGAGTTTGTTCATTCTATTCGTGAAGTTGTTGAGCGTAATATGAATGGGCATGCTTCCCTTGGCTTAGGTGTTAAGTCTATGGGATACACAGCTGCTGTTGGTAGTAATGGTATTGTTGAGTATGCAACCGATGAAGAAGGTGTTAATGCTTGGGACCCTAAGAATATGACTAAGCCCTTCTTTAACGTCCTTTCCGTTGACGGTCCTATTACACGTAATGGCGGTGCTTGTAGCTATGGCTCTATTGAGTTGCGTGATATGGTCTTCGAGGCGGCTAATAATCCTTTGTGTCTCGGTCATCTCTTTGTTATCAATACGCCCGGCGGTTCAGCTTGGGCAAAGAACGACTTTCAGCAGGCTATTGACTATGCACATGACAGGAACCAGCCTGTATTGGCTTTTGTAGATGGAATGTGTTGCTCGGCTGGTATGTATCTCGCTGCTTTGTGTGACGAACGCTATTACATGCACCCAAAGGATGAAATTGGTTGTATTGGTGTAATGGCTGCTTTCTACACACAGAAAGACGGTAGCAAGAACGAATATACAAACGAGACCTACCATGAACTCTATGACCCTGAGTCATTTGAAAAAAACAAGTGGGTTCGTGATGTCGCTAATGATGATAAGACAGACTTGCTTGTCGCTGACCTTGCTGCCTTAGGTGTTGAGTTCCGTGCAGACGTAAAGGCTAACTGTCCTAATGCGACTGACGAGCATTTACACGGTAAAATCTTTGCCGCTGAAGACGTTAAGGGTATCCTTATGGATGGTCAGAGTACAGTGCTTGGCTGTTTCCAAAGAATTAAGTTGTTGGCTAAGCAACGTGGAAATAAAGCCTCTGAATCTTTGAGTGAACAATCAAAATCAAATTTGAATATGGATAAGAAGTATCAGAACATCGCTACTGCGTGTGGCGTGAACGAGTTGGTTATGACAGAGGAGGGTACACATCTCGACCTCTCTTTGTGCGATAAGCTCGCTGAGACGCTTGGTCAGGCTGAGGAAACTAAGACAGCTCTTGACAAGGCGAACGAGACTATTAAGGGTTTGGAACAGCAGTTAGAGGAAACGAAAGCGGCATCCGAACAGGAGAGAAACAACGACTTTGAAGGTCTGAAGAAAGAGCAGGAGGCAGCTATTGCGGCTCTTACCGAGACTAACGAGAAGGCTATGGCAGAGGCAAAGGCTGAAGCAGATAAGTCTATCGAGGCTTTGAAGGCTGAACTTGATGCTGCTAAGACTACTCTGAAAGAGGCTGAGCAGAAGATTGCTGACCGTGATGAGCAGATTCAGACTTTGACAGCAGCCCCTGCTGAGACTGAGGGCGAGGAAAGTCCTGCTTCTAATGGTACTGGTGCTGAGCAGTCACACTTGGTAACTGGTGTTCCTCAGTATGACCCTACGAAGTCGCCTTCAGAGAACAGACGTGCAATGGAAGAGTATGAGCGTAAGTTGCAGGCAACTATTGGCTCTAAAACCTCAATCTAAGGTGTTCTTCCTATAAAAAGTATTCATTCAATAAACTTATAAAGATATGGCAAAAGCAGAATTTATTGGATTCACGCACTGACTCACATTGCTGATCAGTTCACACCACAGATTATCATGGGTGCAAGCTACTTCCGTCCTGAAGAGATGGACCGCCTGCACATTAAGGTGATTTCTGGTATTCAGTTCCGC